GGTATCATCGCCGCCCAGTATTTCAAGGCGGTGGGCATCTACTGGTATGACGGCTGCGCTATCGTGCACACCGACACCCGCGATGCAAAGGCAACGTGGCTGTGCGATGCCCCGAAGCACTACCCCAGCACCACCTACCAGAAGTTCATTCTGCCGACCATCCGCCGGGGCTGCACCGGGGATGCAAACCGGGCGGCCACGAAGATGCTCCAGCGGCTGCTGGGGCTGACCCCGGACGGCATTTTCGGCGAGGGCACAGAGAACGCTCTGCTGAAAGCACAGGAGGCGCATGGGCTGACTGTGGACGGCATCTGCGGCCCCGCCAGCTGGAAGGCCATTTCCGGGGCTTCCAAGTACCTGTGAAACATCTGATATAACCAACACGACAAAACGGCGCAGGGGTGGCTCCCCGCGCCGCTGATACTTATAGGAGGCAATATCATGGAAGCTATGCTGAACTTCATCCCCGCGCCCATCGCCATCGCTCTGATGCTGCTGGGCTTCGTTGCTCTGGCGGTCGGCGGCATCCGGCTGGGCTACAAGGCCACCGTCAAGGATCTGGCTCTGGAACTGGTCGAAAAGGCCGAGCTGTCCATCATGGGCAGCGGTCAGGGTGCCAAAAAGAAGAAGCAGGTGTTCGCTGCTCTCCGCGCCAAGTGCCCGGCGGCTATCCGCTGGGCCATCACTGACGAGGTGCTGGATACTGTCATCGAACACGCCTTTGATGTTATGACCGCAGCACTGGGCAAAAAGTCTTGACTGCTGCATGAGTTCCGTGTAAAATAGAGGCACTTGAAAAGCTTCGGCTTTTGTAGAGAGTGGCCCGGCATGGTCCACTCTTGATTTTATATTTGGCTGCCTCGGTAGCACGCAAAAATCCCCCTGCATTGACCTTCGGGCCAGTGTGGGGGGATTTTTTTTGTTTGTTAGAACTTCATCTGTGCAGCGTCTTCAACACTCACGTCGTCGAAACACCGGGTCAGTTCATCAAGGACTTTGCGCTGTGTTTTCTCACTCAAACCGGCGTTGCGCATCGCCATGACACAGTAGCCGATGCAGGCTGCGTTTGACCACGGCCCATTCAGTGACAGTAGCATTTCTTCCATATCGATTACCTCCCAAGATCTCCGTTGTATATGCGAACCAGCACCCAGTCGGACAGTGGTTTGACGTTCCCGGTCCAGTCCCAGAGGGCTTCATCGGTGCCGCAGGCCGCGCAGATGTACACGCCCTTGGCGTGGCGGCTCAGTGCTCCGTGGGTCAGTTTGTTCGGCATCCTCTCGCCGCAGCGGGGGCACAGCGGCCAGCCCTGCTGCTGGTCATAGACCATCTTCTCAATAGCTTTTTCGTCTGTCATTGTGCTTCCTCCTTAAACATCTCGGCTAACCAAGTGGTATGCAAACCAGTGGCCCTGCCGCCTGAACAGCTTATACCAGCTCGTGAACTCCTGCCCTGTGCAGTCATATTGGCTGTTGTAAGCTTCCAGATAGCAGTTGTTGCGGAACCAGTTGGCGGCATCCGCCTTGTGCGCCTTGTCCAATTCATCAGGCAGCTGAACAAGCTCCAGACGGCCGTCATAGTCGGCACTGATAATGCGCACATTGGAAACGGGGCGGTTATTGTAGGCCCGGATCTCCATCTTGACGGTTGCGGCCAAGTTTTTCACAGCGGCTTTCTTTTCGGCAGAGGCTGAAATATCGCCCTGCATGAACATCAGGAGTGTATACGCATCCCGCAATCTCTCATTATCGGTAATACTGAACATAGTCATGACCTCCTTACTTCATGTTCTGGCGTTCCCACATCAGCCAGCGGTTCATTTCCTCGCCGGGCATGGACTTCGGCTTGCTGGTTTCGATGTACTCCCGCTCTCCGAAGATCTCCAGCTGGTCGATGTCGTCAGGCGACTGGGTGATAATCTTTGCCGGCCAATCGCCCACGCCGGGGACTTCAATGCGGCGCAGATACAGGTTGCTGTCAAAGTACCAATCACTCTTGATGTACCGCTCTTCGGCATCGGTTAACTCGATGGCCGCAATGTACTTGCCGAGCGCACCGAAGACTTCCAGTCTGGTTGGCGCTTTGTCGAAGTCGGTCACATCAAAGAGTTTGATATAGGAGATTCGACCGCGTTCAACGGCAAGCTCCTCGATGGTGCCGGAATATTTGTAAAGTTTCATTGTCATATCCTCCAAATGCCCGTATAGCCAGATAGCGCAGCTTTTCGGTTTTTAGGCGGCGGTATTTTCACTCTCGGCCTCTGTCAAAAATGCAGAGGTGAGATGCAACCGGGCGGTCTTGAATTCCGGGCCTCTCATGCCCAGACGCTTTGTAAGCACCCGCATCATCAAATCGTGCTTCTGCTGCTGGGTGTACCCGCTGATAGACCTAAAGTGAAGGTTGTCGTGGTCACAGTTGATAGCCCATGCGCTCATTGCCAAGCAGAACTGAACGTATGCTTTGATGCGCCCGGCGTGGGTGGTTCCGTTGAACAGCCGGAACTCCACGGTGCCCTTTGTGAAGAATGCATGGAGGTTGATTCCGTGATACCGGGTGCTGTTGTAGTGGGAAGAATCCACACCTCCATCATATCCGTCATTCACTACGCTGTACCAGATGCGCTCTGCATCGTTCCGGCTTGCTCGGCCGTTCTTCTTCATTTCACGGAACAGGGCAGGGTTGATTTTGTGGCACCAGTGGTCTGCGCGGCTGCCGATCTGCAGGGCTTCGTAGAACAGATCCTGCCGCCCGGTGGCGAAGTTCAGCAGCCGGCAGAGGCTTTCGGGCGTGTGGTTCGCACCGTCAACGTGGACGTGGATACCACAGGAGCTGTTCGCCATGGCACCCTTCTTGACCAGTGCCCGGATGACCTCTTGCAGGTCGGTGATGTCCTCATACTGGAGAATCGGGGTCACGACCTCGCAGCGGTAGGTATCGTCTGCCTCTACGATTGCACCACCTCTGCGCCGCCGAGGAGTGATGGAACCGTCTCTCATGCACTTCCATACGCGGCCTTTGCTATCCTTGGCCTCGTACGTCTGGTAGGTGCCACCTGCAAAGTGGATACCGCCGACACCGAAGTAGTTGGCGATGACGGAGGCGGCTGTTCCGCGGGAAACGCCCGTCATTTCAATCTCAACGCCGAAGTTTTGGCTCTGAATCGTGACCATCTTTGCGCCCTCCCTTTAGTGCAGCTGTGCAGCGTGCTTGTGGTAGGTGACGGTGTAGCGGCCACCGTGCTTGACGACCTTGATGTCGTCCATCTTCACGCGCCGGACACCGAACTTCTCGTGGATGTACTTTTTGACCATCGGAGCGGCCTTTGTGGTCACATCCAGCGCACTGTCATTGCTGCGGCGGCTCTTGTAGCGGTCAAACCGCTTCTCCTCGGCGGCGTTTGCTTCCTCCTCTGTGCCGTAGAATCCATCCTGTGCGCGGTTGTTCAGACGGTAGAACTTCTTGTTGCTGATGACCTCTAGACGCTCATTCCAGACGGTGTTCCAGCGGTCTTCCTGATTGGGCTTGATGTCGTCCTTGACCCGGCCAACAATCAGCTCCACACCCTCGGTGCCAAGGTAGTTGTTAAATGTGGTGAGCAGCACCCGGATGATCTCGGTGCCGTTTGTGAGGTCGATGTGAGCGACCTCGCCCTGGCTTCCGCCCATCGTTCCGGCGTTGATGTAGTAGCCCTGCGCCATGTAGCTGTTGGCTGCTGCGGTGAACTCTCGGTTGATGTCAATGAACTTCATGCTGAAAACCTCCGATTTACTCTTGACAAATCTTCAATAAAAAAATAAAATGGAGGTGCAAGGGGCTTGTGGATAACGGGCTTTTAGCGGTTAGCGGTTCAGGGTGCGATCCTGAGCCGCTTTTTTGTATGCTTCAAAGCGGGCTACCTGCTCGGCTCTGGTGAGCTTTGCAAATTCCTTGCTTGTCATGGAGCATCACCCCCTTTGGGTTGCTCCCTTGCACCTCGTAACCTCCTCTCTATGTCTATATTATACAACGAATTTCGTTGTATGTCAATAGCAAAACAACATTTTTCGTAAATATTTTTACGAAAAGCGTTGCAATTTTCAGGTGAGTGTGATATAGTGAAGAAAAGGGAGGTGCTTACATGATTCGCATCAAGTTGAAAGCCGTGCTTGCCGAAAAAGGCATCAAACAAAAGGATTTGGTCGCAATGACTGGGATTCGCCAGCCCACTCTGTCGGGCATGAACAACAACTCCGTCAAGCATATTCCGTTGGACGTTCTGGACAAGCTGTGCACCGTTCTGGACTGCCAGCCCGCAGATCTTCTGGAATTCGTGCCGGATGAGAACGAAAAAAGCCCGGACGCTTGACGCATCCGGGCAGGAGAGGTTATTTCTTGCGAGACTTGTTCACGGTCTGAGGGATGTGCCGCACCTCTTTGACCCTACGCTCCGGGTTGGGCTCTCTCACGATGAGGTCATCCAGTTCGCAGTCAAGGGCCTCGCAAATGAGGTCGAGATCATCCAGGCTGACTCGCTCTGCAAAATCGTGGTACAGCTCATTGATGGTCTGGGAGCGAATCCCTGTTGCACGTGCAAGTTCGCTCTGTGTCATCCGCCTTTCGCCGAGGCGGGTAGACAGCAAAATTCTAATCATAGCCTTTTGTCTCCTTTTACCGAAATTTTAGCCGATATGTACCCGGCTTGTCTGCATTTTGGCAGAAAACTTCATATTTCGGGAGTTTTTTCCGATTTTCGGTAAATTAAGACAGAAAAGCGCCCACACTACCGATGATGGTAACGTGGGCGCTTTTTTCATGTCAGGGTGACATTTGGAATCTCGCAAAACAAAACGAACACATTACCGACCATTTGAATGGTGGTTCTGTGTTCGTTTTGCTCTTGATTGGTGGAGAATTAGGGACTCGAACCCCAGACCCCCTGCGTGTGATGCATGATGGCTTTTTGATTTTTATAACGTTAATTCATTAAATATATTCAATTTGCTACAGATCTGCTACAAACGGCATCTTGAAATTCCGCCTATCAAACGAGATGATGCGGCACTCCAGATGCAGAATTCATAATCTTGGCCTTTTCTGTGTCGCGAATTCTATCAGCCATTTTCTGAATTTGATTGGTTATCCACATATACGCTGTCGTCCCCTCTGAGTAATCTGCTTCAGCATACATGTCAACTCGTCCGTCTTCTCGCATCTGTTCTACCTGTTTCATTGCCTTCAAGTCGCCCTTTGGATAAATAGCAAACGTAGAGCCGCCATTTCGCTTTACAACTGAAAATGCCGGAATGTCACTTGGTCCATCCGCGATATAAATCATATTTTCAAAATGAACTCTTCTATTAGCTTGTGAAATTTTGGAATTCACATCAATTCCTTCGATCTTTCCTATTCCCTTGTTAATCTCAAAGATTGCTCTAGTTTTGGATGTATTATCAACAGTGTAAAGAACTTCACTAATCACTGAGTCTCCGTCTTTATCGGGTCCTTCCAGAAGTTCACAACCCCAAATACCGTCAACAAATGGAACCAAATCAGATCCACGGATAATCTCAGCAAATCCAGTACTTACAATGTAATGTTCTACTTGAATCCCATATTCTGCATAAGTCTTATCATCCTTAAACATTTGTTTCGTTTTTTCGAATATCTCCGGAATACCTTTATAGAACTTCTGTTTTTTACCATATTCTTTAAGCTTTGCGTTGTTTAGTCCTTTCAGCGTTCCATCATGTGCACACTTGATAAAATGATTTAGATAATACGTATCCTTATTTACACGAATTCCCTTCTTTTTATATTCATCTGGCTTAGAATTTACTTCTTTCCAAAAATCCGAGGCGTTAATGTTATAGTCTTTAAAAATTGGATCTTGCATATAGCCATCTATAAGCGTTTTATCGCAATCCCAAATCACGGCAATAATATTAGCCATTTTCTTTCTCCGTTATATACCTGTTTTTATTGACTTATAGAAATTTCTCAATTAATTTTTTCAATCCGTGTGATTGCTTTGCTGGACATTTCTTTTTGCAGATCAGAAGAATTTCTTTGGCCTTTAAATCTGTTCCTTTTGTATAAGGTTTATCCCACCTTCCCGCTGACACAAACTGCTCTTCCAAAATCTCAAATCCAACTTTTTGAACGATCTCTTTAATCTCGTCCTTCTTATAACGCCTGTCTCGGATAACGTATTCTGCCGGAATATTACCATCATCCGAAAACTGTTCTTTTCGGAAAATCACATGAGTATCTTCTTCTACCAAATAATACTCCGGATCAAAAACGTTTCCGCTTTTTTGCATAATATCACTTGGTTTCAAATTAAGGAATATTTTTGGATCCTTCTGTATATTCTTTATTTTATATTTCGCACAGTTCGCTGTCAGTTCATAATTCATAACAGACAAAACAAAACATCCACCATTTTTCAGTGCATTATATGCGTTTCGTATGATTGCCATATTCTTATCATCTTCAGGAAAAGACCCCACGACATCGTACAAACAAATCGCAACATCATACTTTTCAAAGATTTCTTCTTTCTTGAAAAACTCTTCATCTCGACAATCTTGCTGCGTGAACTTCACCGAGAGATTTTCTTCACAGGCAATTTTCTCGGCATATCGCAAGTGCCTCTCTGAGTAATCTAACCCTCGTACTCCATACCCTCTCCTTGATAACTCTAATGAATGTCTTCCAATTCCGCATCCTATATCTAATATGCGATCGTCTTTTTCGAGTCCACATTTTTCCACAATGAAATCAACTTCGCTAGGTGTTCCCGCAGCCCATGCCTGATCCGACATTTTCATTCGGCTATATGCATCATTTAGTCTTTCTTCTGAAAATTCAATCAAATCCGGATAATTTGCTTCAAAAATGTCCGGATCAACATCCTGTGATTTAAAAGTAAATGCAAGCCATTCTTGACCCTCCGGCAATTCCCCTAAAAGCCATGGTTCTGTAATTTTATTTTCAGAATGGTTCACAGGGAAAGATGTATCAATAAAAGAGTGCTCCTCGTTAACTATCAATTCCGCATCTTTGGCAAACCATATATCATTCGCAATAGTTTTAATTTTATCTAAATGCTTATTTACCATTTTAGGCGTCACTCGGCGGAATGTCGCCGCTTCTAGAGTCCGAACCGTATAAGGATTTGCAGTTGCAAGTCCCCATGCGACATCGTTTGAAAACCCCCAAATAGAGTGTAGCAATCTTTGTCCAATTTTTTTATTTCTGTACTCTTTTTTTACAACAAGCTGTAAGACCCATGTCATCGTACCGATACGAGTATAGTTTTTTCTCAAGTAAAAGGCTTGCCCAACAAGAGCATCTCCCTTGTATGCGACTACTAAGTTGCATTCCGGAGTTTCGCCATAATGCTTTTTCATAAATGACTTTCCCATTGTTACTGGATCGCCTTGTTGTTTTCCCGAAATTGCAACCTTATCCGAGTATACTCCATAATTTTCCGAGTAAAGCTTTGCGCATTGGTCAAAAAGTTCGTCTGAAACGTCTACTACATGAAAGGTTTTAAAAGATATCGTATTGTCCAC